TAGAACATACTACCTCAAACACTATTATAATTGGACAAGGCGGTACAGCGCTTATATCAGGTATAGCTTTAAAGCCTGGTACTTCTGGAGATATTACGTTTTTTGGATCTGGGTCTGAAGATATGCGAGTAGATTCTGGGGGTAATGTTGGGATTGGTACGACTAATCCACAAGAAAAGTTGCATGTGGATAGTGGTGCAACGAATGAAGTTGCTAGATTTTCAAGCACAGACAGCACAGCGTATATATCTATAATGGACAACACTACCTCAAATTCTCTGCAAGGTGTCGGTAGTGTTGGAAATGAGCTAACATTCTATGCTAATAACGCTGAACGTATGCGTGTCGACTCAAGCGGCAACGTCGGCATTGGAACTAATAACCCCGGGCAAAAATTAGAAGTAAACGGAAGCATCCACGCAAAAAGCAGCAATTACTGCGAGATAGGGGTTGACCAAACAGACTCGGCCGCAATAAGAATGGGCGTTAGTTCTGGCAGTGTTGATACTTTTATTGATGCATATAACACAGGCGCTGGGCATGCAGCAGGGACACCAAATGTTAAATTGCTATTTAATGCAAGCGAAAAATTTAGATTTACAGGAGGCGGTAACTTGGGGATTGGAACCACTGATCCTCAAAAAAATCTTGTAGTATCTGATACTTCAGACGCTGTAATTAGAATAGATAACACCAAAAACGGGACCTGGACTCAAGGCGAGCCGCTTGGTCAATTAGAATTTTATGGGAATGATGCTTCTGGCGAAGGAGCTGGAGTGAAGGCGAGAATTCAAGCAATTTCAAAAGATTCTTATGGGGCTGGGTTTAGTATGCGATTTGGCACCAGCGATGGCACGAATGGTATTGAAAATAGAATGGCAATACGTCACGATGGTAATGTTGGAATTGGAACCACTGATCCCAGCAGAAGACTTGCGGTATCATCAAGCGGCGTTATTGCCGATTTTAGTTCTTCGACAACTTCTTCCTATATTGATATTGAAGGGACGACCGCTCAGTTAAGGGCAGGGGTTTTTGGGGGTGTAGTTGGAATTGCTAATGGAACCGGCACGTCGGCCCACTTGACATTATCTAGCGGCGGCAAAGTTGGGATTGGTACTAATAACCCCCATGGTTTATTATCATCAAGCCAAGCTCAAAATACAGGTAATGCATTTACAAACCCTCATCTAGCCCTAATGAGCAATGGAGCCACCGACGGCGGGTTTATTGGAATGACATTCGCGGCTTCAAGTGCTATAAATTACGGGTATTCAGTTGGGGCACATAGGACCTCGGGGGCTCATAGTGATTTTGAAATTAATTACCACTATAACGACGCGGCAGGTTCAAACAGGTTTATGATTGACCAAACTGGCAAGGTTGGTATTAATACAACTAGCCCAGCAGCTCGTTTGCACGTAGTAGGCGAAGGACAAGGTGCAAAAATAGTTTCTAGTTTAAATGTAGGCTTAGAAGTTCAAGGCGGCGGTAATAGTACAGATATAGCCATATTTAGAGATACATCTGGTAATGAAGAATTTTCTATAGATTCAAGCGGTGGGTTGTTTTCTTTAGGCATGGCAAGCAGTAGTTCTGCTAACGCTAACTTAATGCACAATAGCACTACGGGTCAAATATACAGATATAGTTCTTCTATTAGATATAAAGAAGATGTTACTGATTTAGAAAGTGCTGTTGATAAAATACAAAAATTAAGACCTGTTAAATTTAAGGTAAAACAAACAGGCGAGTACAATACAGGTATGATTGCTGAAGAGGTAGCAGAGGTAATGCCTGAAATTACATACAAAGCAGACGTTGAAGGATTTGATACCCCGCAAGTAGACGGTATATCTTATGAGCCTCTGCACGCGTATTATATAAAAGCTATTCAAGAGCAGCAGGAGCTAATCAACGATTTAAAAGCAAGAATAGAAGTTTTAGAAAACAAATAAAACAAGTAATTAATAGTATATCAACTAAATATAAAAAAATGGCAAATACTTATTCATGGACAATCAATGCACTGGACACATATCCAACGCAAGATTCACTCTCAGATGTGGTATACAATATACACTGGGGCCTAACAGCTACTTCAGATCAAACAGATTCTGACGGTAACGCTTATACAGCTAGTGCTATTGGTACTCAAGTTGTAGGGGCCGCTGATTCAGAAAGCTTTACCGCTTTTGCGGATCTTACTCAGTCAGACATAGAAGGCTGGCTAGAGGCAAGTGATCTTGAAATAGCAGATATTAAAGCAGGACTTGATTCCCAAATTACAGAAAAAATTACGCCAACAAGCGTAACTAAAGCCACTCCGTGGTAAATTATTATTAACAATTAAATACAATTAAATTATGTCAAAGATTAAAGATGAACAGCTTGAAAAGCTGCAAGGGTTGGTAACTGCTACTAACCACGTGCAAATGCAATTAGGGCAACTTGAAATGCAAAAACATACGCTACTTCACCAAAGCGTAGAAATTCAAGAAGAGCTTGGTAAGTTCCAAAAAGAACTTGAAGAAGAATACGGAAAAGTTTCCGTAAATATTCAAGATGGAACATACACAGAAATCCCCGATGAAGATGCATCTGATAAGAAAGATTAGTATCGGTAGAGACTATAAAAATGAAGCTATGCATTACTCCGTAGGTCAAGAGGTCTACGGAGGGCATACTATTTGTGATATAGTTGAAGATAGGGATAAATACAGTATTTATATTAGAAAGAATAACGATGTATTGCCATGGAAAGATTTTAATAAAAACATGGCCGTAGCTGTTGAATATAATTTAGAATATTAATGCGAAGCATTTTTAATTTTATTGTTACACCAAAAGCTGAAAGATATAATAATAAAAAAGCTATTGGTGAAAAAGAATTAATACTAAATACAGAAATATCTGATTTCAGATATATAAGCCGTAACGCTATAGTGTTAGAAACACCGCTTGAAGGTAAGACGGATATTAAAAAAGGCGACGAAGTTATTGTGCACCATAATGTTTTTAGGAGGTGGCATGATGTTCGCGGTAACGAAAAGAATTCAAAATCTTTTATAGACGAAGATCATTACTTTATTCAAGATGATCAAATATTCCTTTATAAAAGAAATGGCAAATGGAACGCGCCTAAGGGTTATTGTTTTGTTAAGCCAATAAAATCTAATGATGATTTTTCTATAGAGCACGAAAGACCGCTTATAGGCGTTATTAAGTATGTAGATAAATCACTTTTGAAAAACGGTATTAAGCCCGGCGATCTTGTCGGCTTTACCCCGTCTAGCGAATATGAATTTATTGTAGACGGTGAAAGAATGTATAGAGTGCTTACCAATTCAATTTCAATTAAATATGAATATCAAGGAGACGAAGTCGAATATAATCCAAGCTGGCTACAAAGCAGTTGATGAGCTTATAAGGGTAGCGGAAGAAAAAATTATTACTAACACGGATGAAGATGTTTCTGCGGATAGATTAAAAAACGCAGCAGCTACAAAAAAGTTAGCAATATTTGATGCCTTCGAAATTTTGAACAGAATCGAAGAAGAAAAAGCTATATTACAAAATAAACCCCGCGAAGAAAAGAAAAAAGTATTTAAAGGGTTTGCAGAAAAAAGATCAACATGAAACCAATAGAAATATATAACGATAAGTTTTTAGATAGTATTTCTTGGGCATTTAAAGTAGGCGGAATATCTTTATTCCCATTTATAGTACTAAGAGAATATCGCAAGGGCACACAAAAAGGTAAAGTATTAGTAAATCACGAAACGATACATTTTTGGCAAACATTAGAATTAGGTATTGTTGGATTTTATGTTTTATATTTATTGTGCTATTTATTTAATTTAATCAAGTATAAGGATATTAAGAAAGCTTATAAGCAAATACCATTTGAGCAAGAAGCATATGGTAATGAAACAAAATTAAGTTACATAAAAACTAGAAAGCCTTATAGTTGGATAAAATATATCTAATTATATGTACCAACAGAATTTATATTCTATTATACATCCTGTTAAAATAAACAAGCTAAAGCGTTTTAATAAAGCAAAGCGCTGGAAGTATGGTTATGATAAAGAAGAAGACATTATTGTAATAAGCAAGACTGGGCAAATTGGCGATGTGTATAGCATACAAAATTTAAAAATAGCTTTGCCCCCTGTTCCTACTAAGCTTGTTAAAGGTGAAAACAAATGGGCCAAGCAAGATTACCCGAAAGAGCTTAACTCTATAAAAACAATATTTGACTGGAAGAATTACCCAGATGAATTCAAAGAAAAGTGGGAAGGATATATAGATGAAGAATTTAAAAGACGTGAAGAAGGCCATTGGTTCTATAACAAGAGCATTCCTACTTATATTACTGGGACTCACTACATGTACCTGCAGTGGACTAAAATTGACGTGGGTTCCCCTGAATTCAGAGAAGCAAACAGATTATTCTTTATATTCTGGGAAGCATGTAAAGCAGATACCCGATGTTATGGTATGTGCTATCTCAAAAACCGACGCTCTGGCTTTAGTTTCATGGCATCGGCAGAAACAGTTAACATGGCTACAATATCATCCGACGCACGCTTTGGGATATTGTCCAAATCTGGTGGGGATGCGAAAAAGATGTTCACAGATAAAGTGGTACCAATATCCGTCAACTATCCGTTCTTTTTCAAACCGATACAAGACGGAATGGACCGACCCAAGTCGGAACTCGCGTATAGAGTACCAGCGTCGAAGCTTACTAGAAAGTCAATCCAAAACTCGGAGAGGCGCGAAGAATTACAAGGCCTCGATACCACAATCGACTGGAAAAACACGGGTGACAACTCCTACGACGGGGAGAAACTAAAACTGCTAGTACACGACGAAAGCGGTAAATGGGAAAAGCCTGACAATATATTAAACAACTGGCGAGTTACAAAAACAACGCTGAGACTAGGTAGCCGAGTTATCGGTAAGTGTATGATGGGCTCAACATCGAATGCGCTTGATAAAGGTGGTGAAAACTTTAAAAAGTTATACAATGATTCAGATGTTACAAAACGAAATCGCAATGGACAGACTCGCTCAGGATTATATTCTTTGTTCATTCCTATGGAATGGAACTACGAAGGATTCATCGATTCTTATGGACATCCTGTATTCGATACGCCAGAAACAGAAGTTGAGGGACCATATGGCGAGTTTATAGACGTCGGAGTTATTGATCATTGGAATAATGAGGTTGATGGATTAAAAGGCGACCAGGACGGCTTAAACGAGTTCTACAGGCAGTTTCCGCGTACCGAAGAGCACGCGTTTCGCGATGAAACCAAAAATAGTATATTTAATTTAGTAAAAATATACGAACAGATAGATTATAACGAAGATATAGAATCGTTAGCTGGTGTTACCCGCGGTAGTTTTTCGTGGGAAAACGGTGTTAAAGATACAAGAGTTATTTTTAGCCCAAACCCAAATGGGAGGTTTAAAGTTTCGTGGGTTCCACCTACAAATCTTCAAAACCGCGTAATAGTGAAAAATGGGGTAAAGTACCCAGGTAATGAGCATATCGGTGCATTTGGCTGTGACTCATACGATATATCAGGTACAACTGATGGCAAGGGATCTAAGGGGTCTTTGCACGGTTTAACCAAGTTTAGTATGGAAGACGCGCCGGCAAATATGTTTTTTTTAGAATATGTTGCACGGCCACAAACAGCCGAAATGTTTTTTGAAGATGTGCTAATGTCTTTGGTATTTTACGGAATGCCACTGCTTGCAGAGAATAACAAGCCAAGGCTTTTGTATTATTTAAGAAGAAGAGGTTATAGAGGTTTTTCAATGAACCGACCCGATAGAGCAAGAAACAAACTATCTGTTACAGAAAAAGAAATTGGCGGTATACCTAACTCGTCTGAAGACATCAGACAAGCACACGCCGCAGCAATAGAATCATATATACAAAAATATGTAGGCTTACTTGAAAACGATGAGTATGGCAATATGTATTTTAACGAAACATTAAATGATTGGGCAAAATTTGATATAAACAAGCGAACTAAGTTTGACGCCGCCATCAGTTCGGGGTTAGCTATTATGGCTTGTAATAAAAATTTATATGCACCTAACCAAGATAAAACTAAATTAAAACTTAATCTGAGCTTTGCTAAATATAAAAATAAAGGCTCACAATCTGAAATAATAAAAAATTATGGCTGAGTCAGTTATAAAGAGTTATTTTCCTAGCCAAACAGTTAGTGATATAGAAAAAGCAAGTCCAGATTATGGGTTGAAAGTTGCGTTAGCTATTGAAGATGAGTGGTTCAAAAGAGACTCTGGTAGCAATAGATTTTATGTAAACAAAAATGCTTTTCACCAATTACGTTTATATGCGCGTGGTGAACAATCAATTCAAAAGTATAAAGATGAATTATCCATCAACGGTGATTTATCTTATATGAATTTAGATTGGAAGCCTGTGCCTATCATACCTAAGTTCGTTGATATTGTAGTTAATGGTATGGCTAATCGTAGCTATGATATTAAAGCGTATTCGCAAGATCCATTCGGCGTTGAAAAACGCACTAAGTATATGGAAAGCATTATACGCGATATGCAAACTAAAGAACTTAATGACTTTGCATTGCAAAACTTTGGTATTAGCTTGCAAGAAAGTAATTTAGAAGAGCTACCCGCTAATGAGGACGAATTACAATTGCACATGCAGCTTAACTATAAGCAAGCAATCGAAATAGCGGAAGAGCAAGCAATTAGCACAATACTTGAAAAAAACAGGTACGAGCTTACAAAGAAAAGATTTTATTATGATTTAGCTGTATTAGGGACGGCGGCTGTAAAAACAGTTTACACAAATGCCGAAGGAATCAAAGTTGAATATGTAGACCCTTCAAGTATAGTTCACTCGTATACAGAGTCACCGTATTTTGATGATATATATTATATCGGTGAAATAAAAACAATACCGATTACAGAACTTAAAAAAGAATTCCCTAATTTAACAAACGAAGAATTAGATAAACTATCTTCAAAAGGTTATTCTAATTATAGAATATATAATAGATTTAATCCATCATCTACTAAACAAGATGTAAATACAGTTGACGTTTTGTATTTCAATTTTAAAACTTATCATAACGAAGTTTATAAAATTAAAGAAACGGCTACAGGCGCTAAAAAGGCTATTAAAAAAGACGGTAACTTTAATCCACCAAAAGATCAAAGAGCTCGTTTTGAAAGAATAGCTACTAACGTTGAAGTATTATATGAAGGCGCATATATTCCAGGGGCAAACGTATTATTGAAATGGGAGCTGTGCGAAAATATGCTGCGCCCTAAAAGCGATGCTAATAAAGTTCGAATGAACTATTCCGTAGTTGCGCCACGTATGTATAACGGTAAGATTGAATCATTAGTAAGTAGAATAACCGGCTTTGCTGATATGATTCAGTTAACGCATTTAAAGTTACAACAGGTATTATCTAAAATGGTACCAGACGGCGTTTATTTAGATGCCGACGGTTTAGCGGAAATTGACTTAGGTAACGGGACAAATTACAATCCGCAAGAAGCATTAAACATGTTTTTCCAAACAGGTTCTGTTATTGGCCGCTCATTTACATCTGATGGTGATATGAATCCCGGTAAAGTGCCGATTCAAGAAATAACATCAAGCTCTGGTAATAATAAAATAGGCTCGCTGATTAGCACATATAATTATTATTTGCAAATGATGCGAGATGCTACAGGCCTTAATGAAGCAAGAGACGGTAGTACTCCTGATAGCAAAGCTTTATTAGGCGTACAAAAATTAGCAGCGGCTAATTCGAACACAGCAACCCGCCACATATTACAAGCAGGTCTTTTCTTAACTGCTGAAACAGCTGAGAAGATTATGCTGCGCATTTCTGATGTTATTGAGTATTCACCAGCAAGAGAAGCATTCATTCAATCTATAGGTGTACACAATGTTGCTACACTAACTGAATTAAAAGAATTACATATCCACGACTTTGGTATATTCATTGACCTGATGCCGGACGAAGAGGAAGCTCAGAAGTTAGAAAATAATATTCAAACCGCCCTGTCAGCCGGCCTTATAGATCTTGAAGATGCTATAGACCTTAGAGAAATAAAGAATATTCAACTTGCTAACCAAATGTTGAAGATACGCAGACGCAAGAAACAAGAGCGTGATCAACAAATGCAGCAGCAGAATATTCAAGCACAAGCGCAAGCAAACGCACAAGCGCAGCAGGTAGCAGCACAATCAGAAGTACAAAAGAGTCAAGCTTTAACAGCACAAAAAGCAGAGCTTGCTCAATTAGAATCGCAGCTTGAAATGCAAAGGCTAACACAAGAAGCTCAACTCAAGAAAGATTTAATGCAGTTAGAATTCCAAATGAATATGCAGTTAAAAGGTATTGAAGTTGACGGGCAAAAGAAAGTTACCAAAGAAAAAGAAGATCGCAAAGACGAAAGAACAAAAATACAAGCGTCTCAGCAAAGCGAGCTAATTAATCAAAGAAAAAACAATTTACCGCCAAAATCATTCGAATCAGCAGGAAATGATATACTTAGCGGTGATTTTGACTTAGGTTCTTTCGAACCTAGGTAATGTATAGTGTATAATCTTATAATATTTTATCATGGCTGAAAACATAGAAGCAAAGGTTGTAGATACTCCAGAAGTGTCTGCACAAGAAACAGAAAAAGCAGTGCAGGAAAAAGCAGGCGCTGTTTTTGAGGATGGTATGTATAAAGTTGATTTATCCAAACCACCAGTAACAGAACAAAAAACAGAAGAAGATGCCGTTCAAGAGCAAAGCACAGATGAGGTTCCTGTACGCGACGAACCCGAAGCTAGCCAAGAAGTGGCGGAAGAAGTACGGGATTCCGAAGAACCTACCGAAGAAAAAGTAGAAGACCTAATTTTAGAGGAGGTTACAGAGGAAGAAAATACTACTGAAGACATACAAGAAGAAGCACCAACAGCTGAAGAAGTTGTTGAAGCTATTCAAGAAAAACAGGATTCAGGTGTTGAGCTTCCCGAAAATATTCAAAAAGTTGTTGACTTCATAAATGAAACTGGAGGAACACTTGAAGACTACGTAGCGCTAAATAAAGACTACTCCAATGTAGATGATATGGCATTGTTACGTGATTATTATAAACAAAATAAACCGCATTTATCTGCGGACGAAATTGATTTCTTAATCGAAGATAGCTTTTCATTTGACGATGAAGTTGATGATGAGCGAGATATTAAACGTAAGAAGTTACGCTTCAAAGAAGAAGTTGCGCAAGCACGTAAATCTTTAGAAGGATTAAAAGATCAATACTATAAAGAAATTAAAGCGGGTTCAAAATTAACGGCCGATCAACAACAAGCTGTTGACTTTTTTAACCGCTATAATAAAGAAACTGAAGAGTCATCTAAAGTAGCTGAACAACAAAAGTCTGTATTTTTACAGAAAACCGAGAAGGTTTTTGACGACACATTCAAAGGTTTTGAATACAAAGTCGGTGATAAAAGATACAGGTTCAATGTTAAAAACGCGAGCGAAGTAAAAGATACTCAAAGCGACATCAACAATTTTATTAAGAAGTTCCTTAATGAAGATAATACGATGAATGACGCTAAGGGCTATCACAAATCTTTGTTCACGGCTATGAACGCTGATGCAATTGCTAACCACTTTTATGAGCAAGGCCGTGCCGATGCTATTAAACAAAGTGCGCAATCTAACAAGAATATTAACATGGGCTCTCGTAGCGTACATGCTAATACGAACGCTGGAGGCATACAAGCAAAAGTTTTAGGTGATGATACTTCAAAAATTAAACTAAAACTTAAAAATTACTAAAACATTTAAAAATGGCAACTAACGTATCATTTTCCGGCCCAGCGGCCGGTAGTATAGTTAGCCCAAGCGCAACTCAAATGACGCTTGCAACTAACTATCTTAACTTTCACTCAGGTGGAGTAAACTGGGCACAACAGTATCTACCTGAATTATATGAGCAAGAAGTAGAGCGCTACGGTAACCGTACTATCTCTTCTTTTCTACGTATGCTTGGCGCTGAAATGCCTATGACTTCTGACCAAGTTATCTGGTCTGAGCAGGGTCGTTTGCACCTAGCTTATAATGGTGAGATCAATCCTGTAACCGGAGCGATCGACGCCATCACTGGTATTGACTCAGGCACTACTGAAGCACACGCTGTTCGCAAAGGGGCTACTGTTGTAGCAACTGTTAACGGCGTTGTATTTAAAGCTTTGGTTACTGCCGGTTCTGAAGCTTCTACTAGCGGATTGACTATCAAGCCTTACGGCGCTGAAAACGTTGATGACCTTGCTGGTATTGCTACAACTGACAACCAAGCTATTAAATTCTTCGTTTACGGTTCTGAGTTCGGTAAAGGAACTGACTCAATGGGCAATTCTGTTCAGCCTGAGTTCAAGTCTTTCACTGCAAGCCCTATCATTCTTAAAGATCACTTTGAGGTAAACGGTTCTGACGTTTCTCAAGTTGGTTGGGTAGAAGTATCTGGCGAAAGCGGTGAGA